CGCCGCGGTCTCGCCGGCAATCCAAAGGTTCAACCCGTTCAGGACAAGAGCGAGCAAAAGCGTGACCGCAAACAACCCTGCAATCCATAAAACACTGGCCAAAATGCTTTGATCGTGGACCCGGAAGAAGGGATACGGCCCATCGATCACCCGATAGCCATTCAGCAGCATCAGAACTGCCGCATAGATACATGTCGGGATCGTTCCCAGGAGCGCAAACAGTCCAATGTCCATGTTCGGCACAACGGCACGCTCATAGAGAAAAGAGAGGATCGTTATGACCGGGCACAGCAGGTGCTGGTAGAGCATCGCCCCTTGTGTCAGCCCAACCTTGAATGCGCCTCTCACGCTCCCCACTTCCCTCCACCTGGAAGGAACAAGGACGCAGCAAACGACGAACATCGTCATTGCCTCTCCAACTGCCGCAATGAATTTGAGGTAATGGATAAACACCGGAAGCTCTGCAGAGGCGCTTACCAGCAGAAAAACAGCAGCGACCGAGCAGCCGAGCAGTGCCAGCAGATTGCTGATCACCGTGTAATATCGAAAGAAGCCATCCTTTCCCTCGGTCTTTCTCAGCCGGAGACCAAGCAGCTCCAGCACAACGACCGCGAGGTTAAGGATTATCAGCAGAAAGCGATACATCAGGCATCATGCTCCCTGTTGAATGCACTGATCTTATCTGCGAACACATCCTCAATCAGCGCCTGCTCATCAGAGCTCGGCAGATCCTCCGGCTGAACGATTCCCAAAACCTTGCCCATGACAGTGACATGATCGTCTTCGCTTTTCTCACCGTAAGGCAGTTCTTCATTCAGCGAGTAAAGGTGCATGTTCTCATCGACAGCTTTGATGACTGCGCCGTCAGCGGTGGAGCAGATAACGACCTCGCCAGGATGCGCCTCACTCGTATACTTGAAATACACCAAGTCACCCGAATGATAAAACGGCTCCATGCTTCGACCGTCAACTCTGACCATAGCGTCAGCTTTGCTGTTAGCAGAGGTGCGCCGGACAAACCGAAGGGTGGGAGGAAGGTCGTTGAAAGGATTGCCAGCACCAGCAGCAGGTGCCGTCTGCAGCTCGCTGATCGGGAAGAAGATGATCTTGATCTCCTCGCTCTTGGCCCGTTCTTCGGCCCTCTTGATTCCAAACACAGCTTCCCGTGCATAGACCTTACCGCTTGCAGACAGATCACGGTATACGTTGACCAGGCCGTTCTCGTCCTCCGAAAGATCATGCTCTTCAGGAAGAGAGAAGAATTCCCCGATAGGGATGTGCAGCTCTTTGCAAAGGTCCCGGATCGTATAGATATCCGGCTGATGAGATTCGTTCTCCCAATTGATGACCGTGTTCCGGGAAACCTCCATCCGGGTCCCCAGATCGCTCTGGCTCATCTTTGCCAGTCCACGATACTTTTTTATGACAGCACCATAGCCGGAATTCTTGTACTCTTTCATCACTGTCGCCTCCCGCTGCGTAGTCGCGATTCAATACACTCGCGCAATAATGGGAATACTGCTTATAGACAATATAGCACAATGATACTTTGCAGTCAATAAAAAGTTTGCAAAATAAAACTTTGCATTTCCTCTTGATTTTCTGTAACCGTTGTGTTATTCTTTAGTTCCGAAGCGAGATACACACACTGAGTGAAGGAGGGATCAGGATGCTGGACTTCAAGTGCTGGAGACGTCACAGAGATGGAACGCCCATCGTGCGTGACGACTATATCCAGGATTACGGCGAGGATCTTCTCCGCGACTACAATCCCAGCCTGCTGGAGACACCCGGCAAGATCAACGCCATCCATTTCCTTGAGACCTACCTTGGCCTGACAATCGAGTTCCAGAACATCTACTACCCCGAGGGCAGCGATCCTATCGCCGGAGCGACCATTTTCAATCATGAGCGCATCCAGGTGTTTGATCGGGACGGCATGCGCTGCGCGGTAAAGGAGTTCGAGCCTGGGACTGTGCTGATCGATAACTCAGTAACGGAGAAGCCGACTTTTGCCCTTTTTACCCTTCTCCATGAAGGAGGGCACTACTGCATGCACGCACCGGTTTATCGGAAGAATCCGAACCAGGTTTCCCTGTTCGCGCCGGAAGGTGCCCACGCCGTCCAGTGTAAGCGATCCATGATCGAACATCGCGGCAAGCTGGTCACTCAGGAAGACTTCCGGGAACACCAGGCCAGTACACTTGCCGCTGCTCTGGCTATGCCGAGGCCGACATTCGTGCCGATGATGCGCCAGTACATACTTGATGCCGGATTCTCCCAGGGGATATGGATTATAGACCCTCACGGTGATTGGGAAGACGAGATGAAGTTGGAAAACATGATCAAAGTCGTCACCGACACCTACGGCGTCTCCTTTACGGCAGCAAAAATCCAGCTGCAGCGCCAAGGACTTTTGATGCATGAGTGGCAATATGAAAAACTGATGATGGAAGGAGTATCGTAATGGCAGCTATCGTATCGGTACAGGGCATTGAGAATGCCAAGACTTTTGGCGCATGTGCCAAGAGAATACGACTGAAGGACCCACGGGAGATCAACACGATCCGGCTTGCCGATTACCTTGGGATCTCAGCAACACGGCTATGTGACATAGAAGCCGGACGCAGAGCACCCATGGACATGGAGAAGCTCGGTATGTTCTGCAACTTCTTCCATCTGGACGCCAGGATACGCTCCCGGCTTTATGAGCTGGCCGATGAAGCAAGATACAGCATTCCGGTGTTTGTTGGAGGCGACTCGACCAGATACAACGAGATCAATCTCTCGGGAATCGCCCTCAGAGTTTCCAATTGGGGTAATCCTGAAGAAGAAAGCTGGAAGAAGATCATAAGAGAAGCGGAAAAGGCCGGGATGCCTCTTTCTGCGGTGAGCAAGGAAGACCTGGATGCTCTGCTGACGATAAAAGGAATAACAGGACGCGGCGGCAATGCCGAGGTCCATGAAAAAGACGGACACCTCACCGTTTATGAGGTGAGAAAGAAGAGAGCAGTTTAAGAGATTAGATCGCCGGTCATATGGCCGGAGAAAGAAATATCGTGCCGACAGTTAAGTTGCTACTGTCGAAGGACCAATCGGGGTCGGGATTCAAACCTGCTTAAGCAGGATTGAGTCCCGGCCCCCCTTTTTGTTTTCCCGCGGCAGGACGCCGCCAAAAAATATATTTCGTTGCCTGGTGTACAACGGGCAAGGGATACCACATAGAGCTCTTTTCCTCAAGAAAAGTGCTGAACTGGTACCCCTGACCTTGTGCACCCTTTTTCGTGGCACAGGCTGGGGAATCAGTCCAAGCCGATGCGATCCGTGTTGTCCTTTGCCCCCTTTCCAGGCGGAAAGGACAATCATGAAAACCACAAAAAAGGAATGGCTTTACCCCCTCCGTAACCCGGAGAACCCACGCATGGTCGAATTGGTTCCGGTCTCTGAGAGCTTTTATCGAGCAGTCTACCCGGAAATCTGGAGAACCAGAAAACGAGAAATGCGCAGCGGACGCTGCGTTTGTACGAAGGGCGAGATTTGGAAATGCGATGCAGATTGCCAACTTTGCGAATTTCATAAGATTGGGAATCAGCTTTCGCTCGACTACGAGTTCGACATGGGTGATGGATCAATGGAAAGTATGGGAGACACCATTGAAGACGACGGATCTACACCGTTCGAGCTTCTCTATGAAAAGGAACTTCGTGAGGCACTTCATGCAGAAATTGAAAAACTTACCGAGCCGGACAGAACCATAGCAAAAACTATGCTGAAAACGAACTCATATGAGATGACAGCGAGAATCCTCAATCTTTCTAAATCGGCAGTCCGTTGGGGCTGGGAAGGAAGAATCTGTCCCCAGCTAAAAAAGCAATTGAAAAGATTTTTTTGAAAAACTTTTCGTTTTTTCCGCACGGAGGCCCCCAAAATGTCCAGATAAGAGTGAGGAGGAAAAAACCTCCTCCTGCTCTTTGACAACCGAATATACAGGATTCCAAGGAGTCCTTACCGTGGCCGAAAGGAAAAGCCGCCGTGCCTGGGCGCGAAGACCCCATCAGGGAGAGCGATAAACCAGGTGACGGACGGAGCCGCAAACAGCATGGCTTCGCAGGCAATGACCCATGGTGAGAATGATGAGACTTCCGTGATGAACGGCTCGCCGGTAGGCGGGATGTGCCAGCGGTTGGCTGAAAACTATGCCTTCTGAGACACATATGACCCTCGTTGCCACAAACAGTTGCGGCAAGAATGCTGCGAGGTACTTGGAGTCTTCCCTGAGCGCTATGCGCTCATACGTCGGGGGCAGAGAGAAATACGACGAGAGAATCAATTATTATCGACACTTTATGTGGCGGTAGAAATATTGTGCAGGAGGTTGAAATACACCTCCTGCATACCATTCTGCCGCCGACTATCAAGAGAGGAATTTGAAATGTCAGATATATCGAGAATCGACGAAGAGAGATACGAGTACTACCTAAACGAGCGGAAAGCATTTCCCGGCGGGGATTACGATTTCACCTTTAATAAGCGCTTCCTGATCTACCATGCGCCTGTGAAGGGTGCTACCACCTACTACGCAATAGACAAAACCACGGATTTGAGCACTCAGATCCTCCGCACGGAAAACGAGCCATTTGAGGATTACGAATATGAGCTGCTCATTCCGGATATCTGCCGCGCCCTGAATGGCGCAGGATACACCGAGGCCACAGTCATCAGCACACACAAACCGGATGTCCTGATCGACTCCATCTTCCGGGTTATCCTCCCTCAGCGCGGGTATACCGTCAGAGAGGAGCAGATTGCTCTTTGCAAAAAGATCTATGAAGGGCTGCGGAGCAAGTCGGTCAGCCTTTGCGAAGCTGAAGTCGGCACAGGCAAAAGCCTGGCTTATCTTGTCGCTGCGGTCCTGGTCAAATATGGGCCGTTCGCCGATCCCAGCAGCACCACTCCGATTACCATCAGCACGTCGAGCATCGAGCTCCAGAATACGATCATTAAGAAAGAGATTCCCGAGCTCTCGAAAATGCTCATGGAATATGGCCTGATCACCCGGCCTTTGAGTGCTGCTATCCGTAAAGGAAAAGAACATTATTTCTGCCGTATGCGTTTTGATGAGTTCTTTGACAATATTCTTCGTGCGCAGGATAAGTACAAGAAGGTCATTTCTTACATGCTGGATAAGCATATGGATGAGGGCAATATCCTCGACCTGGATCAGTATGAGCTCTCGAACAAAATCAAGGACAGGATCTGCGTAAAGAGCTGCTATCACTGCAGTTATAGCAGCGAATGCCGCTACCGGCGCTACATCTCAGAGGTTACGAACGATTTTGCGAACCTCGATTTCCAGGTCACGAATCATCATCTGTATCTCATGTCCCTGAGACAGCCGAGTCTCCTGAGGTATAGCGACTATGCCATCATTGACGAGGCCCATAAACTGCTCTCAGCAGCAAAGGACGTATTCGGCGCAAGGCTCTCCGCGGAGGTTTTTGCTCAGTATCTTCGGGCAGTTAAGGAAGATAAATACGTCCCAGGGAAAAGCATGAACTTCATGGACGGCACTGACAGAGTCAAAAAAGCCTCGGCTTCTTTGTTTGAGCAGCTCTGCGCCATCAGGGACAAAGCTGATTGTGAGATCGGAAACGACAGTGTTTTTTCACTTGATGAGAAAATGAAAAACACCCTCCTCGAGCTCCGCGAAAGCGTCGAGCTGATCGAAAGAAGCCGTCAGCACAGGCTCGGTAAGTATGAGAAAGACGGGCAGAATCTATTGAAGGATCTCTCATTCTTCCTTCGTTTTGCAAAGAACACCTATTGGATCGACAACAGCGTGGAGGGCAAAATCGCCATCCGCTGTGCACCCAGAAACATGACAGAGATCATGTACAATCAGCTCTGGAACAAATCCCGCAGCCATGTCCTGACGTCCGGAACGATGAGTGACGGAAGAAGCTTTGACTACTTCAAGAAGGAAAACGGCATCGCGCCTATGTCCGAAAGCAGAGTCCTGGAGACTTTCACATCATCCCCGTATAACTACAGGGATCATGCGCGTCTGTACATGCCGCAGGACATTCCTTTCCCGGATAACTCAGATACGTACTTTTGCGCCGTCGCGGATCGGATCGTGGGCATCGTAGATGCGACCTATGGCCATACCGCAATTCTGTTCACGTCTTACAGAGCCCTTACTTCTGTCTATGACCTGGCAAAGGATCGCCTGGCCAAATACGAAGTCATCCGAATGGGGCGTAATAACAAAAATGCCATTTCGGACTTCAAGCACTCCCAGAACGGTGTGTTATTCGCCGCAGGCAGCATGTGGGAGGGCGTCGACTGCATAGGCGATACACTCTCCTCGGTCATCATCGTAAGGCTTCCTTTCCCTATCCGCTCTGCTGCGCTGGAAGAGAAGAAAAGGGAATGCGAATCAATGCATCAATTCATCGCCGAATACGTGCTGCCGGAAATGCTGATTCGTCTTCGTCAGGGAGCCGGTCGGCTGATCCGATGCGAGACTGACACAGGTCTGATTTCCATTCTGGATGCAAGAGCCTCTGTAGGCAACTACATAGAGCAGGTAACCGTGGCGCTCGATAAGTACCCTCCGGTGTATTCCCTTGATGATATCCGGGCTTTCTTCCGAAAGGTGAAGCCGGATGCGTATTTCAGTTAATCATGTGGAGCCAACAAGTAAGCCCGAGCAATACTCGGGACCAGGAGCAGAAGAAAAATGCCGAGTACCTTTGGCTCTATCAGAAACTGGAGTATCTTCTCCGCAAGGGAATTATCAGCCAAAAAGAATTCTATCGCGGCGCACAGCGCTATCGAGAGCTTACGGGTGCGACTATGCATCTTTCCGGTTAAAACATCTGCAGCGACAATGGGAAATGTGTCTGGAGTGATAATTTTTCCGGATTCAGGACATTCCGCTGGACTTCGAAAAGAGGCCCGGTATAATGTGTGCTGAGCCTCAGCGAGGCTCCGAAACCCGGAAAAAATGTCCGCAGTGACACATCGGAAAAAGACACATAATCGTGCCAAATTACTCAACATCAAGCTGAAAACACCGGAAATACCATTCAAAACTATTCAAATTGTTGGCGGGGCGTTCCACCTGAAGTATAGGTGGAACCTCCCTCCCCTGGAACAGCGAAGGAGGTAAGCAAATGCCACGGGCGAAATTGATCACTCCCGGCACAAAAGCCAGCGTGCAGAAAAAGCGCGTGGCAGCTTACTGCCGTGTCTCGACCAACTCTGCTGACCAGCTCAACTCCTATGCCACCCAGATCAAGGTCTATACTGCCCTGATCGAGAGCAAGAGCGAGTGGCAGCTCGTAGACATCTTCGCGGATGAGGGCATCAGCGGAATGACCGCAGAGAAGCGCCCTGAGTTCCTGAGAATGATCCATCTCTGTGAGCAGCACGAGATAGACCTGATCATCACCAAGTCAGTATCGAGATTCGCAAGAAACGTAAAGGAAGCTCTGGAATACGTCCGCAAGCTGAGATTGCTCGGCGTAGGCGTCCAGTTCGAGAAAGAAGGGATCTCGACGCTTGCTCTCGGTGATGAGATGCTGCTGAACACGTTCTCAGCTATCGCGCAAGAGGAATCCAAATCCATCTCACAGAATGTCCGGATGGGCATCGTCCGGCGAATGGAGAGCGGCGAATACCTAAATGGTAATGCGCCGTATGGTTTTCGCATCGTAGATAAGGGCCTTGCGGTCTATGAACCCGAGGCCCAAGTCGTCCGGGAAATCTTCCGGAGGTATCTGAGCGGCTGGTCTCTGAGCGAGCTGGCCAGGGATCTCACAAGCCGGGGTGTTCCAACAAAGAACGATTCCTGCCGCTGGCGTCCAAGCAACATCTCCTACATTCTCTCAAATGAGCGGTATGTCGGTGATTGCTGCTATCAAAAATCCTTCAACGAAGATGACATCCCCTTTAAGCAGATTCGAAACCGTGGGCAGAAGGACATGTACTATGCGACCGAAACCCATGAGCCCGTGGTAGACAAGGATACCTTCGACAGGGCCAAGGAACTGCTTGAGGCACGAAAAACACAGTTTGGGAAGAATTCTGAACTGAATACCTTTCCTCTGACGAGCCGCATTCGATGTGCCGAATGCGGCTCGTACTTTCAGAGAAAGATCAGAAGCGGGACACCCAAATGGGTATGCTGCCGCCACTTCGAGGAATCCAGTGCATGTGACTCCTTCTACTACAGCGAAGAGAGGATATACGCCGGGTTCATGACCATGGTTAACAAGCTCCGCTTTGGAGATACAGATATCCTGGGCCAGACAACAGCCCTGCTTGGGCAAATGGTACAGGCTCAGAAAAGAAGAAATTCGGAGGCCGGTCAGATCAGCCAGACGATTGCGGAACTGAACGCCAAGGTCCTCATGCTTGACCAGCTTCGAGCTAAAGGGTACCTGGCCATCGACGTGTACCAGTCACAATCCAGGGAACTGCAGAACCAAATCCTCCGGCTCAAAGGCAAACGCCAGGATGCAATGGACTCCAAGCTGAGCAGCATCCTTCTGGAAATCACGGAACTGAGACAACACCTTGAAAAGCTCGATACTCCAATGGAGGAATTCGATGAGGAGCTATTCAGGAAGATCGTAACAGATATAACGCTCAATAACCGTGATGAAATGACCATCACGGTCCTCGGCGGACTGAAATTCACAGAGATCATTTAGGGAGACAGCCATGAAGAAAACAAGATATATCCCATATGGTTACACGGTGCGCGGCGGTCGAACCGTCATTGATCACGATGAGGCTGAGATCATCCGCCGGATATTCGAGGAATATATCAATGGCGCGTCGCTAAGGGATCTGGCTGATCATCTGACAGACGAGAGGATTCCCTATACAGAGAAAACCAGCAGCTGGGACAAATCCCAGATTCTCAGGATCATCAATAACATGCGCTACACCGGGAGCGGAGATTACGATCCCATCATTGATGAGGCCACCTTCGATAAGGCTCTGGCAGAGAAGTCAGCCCGGCAGCTTAACAAGCCCACGTCAGATTCTGCAGGAATCTCTGTACTTCGAGACAGAGTCCACTGCGGAAAATGCGGATCGCATATGTACCGGAAGATCTTCTCCAGCAGCAAGGTCAAAGAACGGTGGATCTGCACGAATGAAGACTGCGGATTCAGCGTGAAGATCAGTGACCAGGAGCTGCTCAGGAGAATCACCCTGATCATGAATCAGGCCATAGAAAACACTCAGCTTCTCGCCACGGCAGAAAAGAGACCTTACCGGACATCATTGGCGGTCGAAAAGCTCACTGGCCAGATTAACGCGGAGATAGAGAAGGAGGCGCCGAGCGAGGACCTGCTTATCCATCTTCTGAGTGAGACGGCCTCTCAGCTCTACAAAGAGTCAAATATCGGCCTGCAGCTTGCTGCTCAGGCCGCCCGAAAAAAGGCCGCACAAATGACACCGCAGGAGAATTTCAACTGCGGATACTTCGCTGAACTTGTCGATAACGTGATCCTCCTTGAGAACGGCGGAATCAAGCTGGCTATGAAGACCAAAGCAGAACTTGATGAAGGAAGTGCAAACAGTGGCAGTAACGAAGATACCGAAGAAAACGGTCACAGTAATTGAACCGAAGAAATCCCTTCTGGTCGACAAGGCAAAATATCGTCAGAAAAGAGTCGCCGCATACTGTCGAGTGTCCACAGACAGCAAGGAGCAGCTGACTTCGTATGAAAACCAGAAGAAGGTCTATTCGGAGCTGATTGCCAGCAATAAGGACTGGCAGCTCGCAGGGATTTACGCTGATGAAGGGCTCTCTGGAACGCGAGCGGACAAGCGGCCTGAATTCAACCGCATGATCAAGGACTGTCTGAGCGGAAAGATCGATTACATCATCACCAAATCCGTATCGCGCTTCGCCCGCAACACGGTCGACTGCCTGGACTACGTCCGAATGCTGAAAGGCAGAGGGATCGGAATCATCTTCGAAGAGCAGAATATCGATACTCTGAAAAGTGACAGTGAGCTCTACCTGGTGATTTACGCAGGCTTTGCTCAATCAGAATCTGAGTCGATCAGCAAGAACATTACCTGGAGCGTGCGGAAGAACTTCGAGAACGGAAAGCCATTCTTCATGTACAAGAAGATGCTTGGATACAGGAAAGGCGAAGATGGCTCTCCGGAGATCGTCCCCGAGGAAGCAGAGCTTGTAAAGCGAATCTTCAATATGTTCCTTGCCGGGCAGCCGGTCGAGGTGATTTCAAATACACTGAAGTCAGAAAACATCAAGATTCCCGAAAAAGAGCTTACCTTCTCAAAGGCCATGATCATGAGCATTCTGAGGAATGAGAAATACAGCGGCGACTGTATCCTTCAAAAGACCGTCACGCTCGATCCCATCTCCAAGACCCGGAAGAAGAACGAAGGAGAAGCTCCCATGTACGTGGTAGAGAATAGCCATCCGGCGATCATCTCCAGGGAACTCTTCAACAAGGTTCAGGAAGAACTCAGCAGGCGTAAAGCGCTGACTCCGCAATCGCGCAAAACCGCCTTGACTGCCTCCGGGAAGTACTCCAAATACGCACTCCGAGATGTTCTGATCTGCGCAGAGTGCGGCAGCCGATACCGGCGAGTTACCTGGACAGCTAAGGGAAAGCACCGTGTAGTGTGGAGATGCATCAACAGGCTGGAAAACGGAACGAAATTCTGCAAGGCGTCCCCAACTCTGAATGAAGAGGCCCTCCAGGCCGCGGTTGTGAGGGCTGTGAACAGCTTCCACGCCGTCGACGAGGAAACCTACCTCGCCCTCATGAGAGCGACTATTGGCGACGCCATCGGCCTGAACGGTGGATCTGACGAGATCGATCTTCTGAAGAGAAGGATAGAAGCCCTCAACAAACGAATGATGAATCTCATCGATGAGACCGTTCAAGCAAATGACAACCTGGACAGCCACGAGGAGGAATTCAAATCCATCTCAGATCAGATCGAACAACTTGAGAAAAGAATAGCCGCTATCCAGGAAAGCCAGGAGGATGATGAAACCAGGCAAGCTCGGCTCGATGAGATTCAAAAAGCGATCTCGGAGCGAAATGAAAACCGGGACAGATATGATGATGCAGTAGTTCGACAGATGGTCGAGTGCATCAAGGTCTTCGAAGGTGGAAGAATCCAGGTCATCTTCGGCGGCGGTTACATGATCGAGGAGCAGGTCTGAGAATCAGAGCTCCTCATCCAAGGGATCTTCGAGGCAGGCCTGGTCATCATCTTCCATACCCTCATCAGGGTCATAATCCTCCTGATCCGAAACATCTGAAAAGATTGTATTCTCCTTCGCATGCAGCCGGTTCATTGGCAGGCGGCATGCGGGGTTTTTCTTTTTGCCGTTATAGACGATGACCATCGCTTCAGCAATACCAATGGAACCGGGGCGTCTCTCTTTGCCCATTCTGGTAAGCGCCTTTATAGAGATTTCCCCGAGCTTCTCTTTGAAAATCTCATCACTCAGAGCGTCCTTATAGACCGTGATCATCTTGGCAATTGCGTTGAGCATATTTGCTGAGAACGAATTGATATCGCCTTCCCATGTTGCAAGGTCAAGGCGCAATACGCGGTTGAGAACATGATAACCGTATTTTTGATAGATGGCTTCAACGGTTGAGATGCAGCATATGACGCCAGGAGCTTTCGCATTGCCTAATTTGAGGCCATAGGATTCGACAAGATCACGGATCATCAACTGCTCCTGATTGCCTGCCTCAAGATTGCCCTGGAACACTTCGTAAGCAAGCAGCGGCTTAACGAACTTCTGCTGGTTTGCGAAAATATCTGCTTCATGAGTATAGCTGAGGTCATCATAAATCATGCACCATACAGGCGTTTCCCGCGAGCCCGACACCCTCGCCACGATCTCGATGGTGTGCTGACCATTGAACACATAGTTGATCCCGTCACGTCTGCTGACTTTCACGGGATTGATCTGATACAGATCAAAATTCTCTGCTGCACGCTCTATATGCGATGGAGACAGACTCCGCTGATACTTTTGACTGGAAACCAGGTTTTTGATTGGAATCTGCTCGAAATGAACATTAGGGACAAACCTTGCGAAGTCCTCCACTTTTATTCGACCTCCCGTATTGCAGAAAGAATGGCGTCTATTTGATCCTTGAGAGCGACCAAAACACTGGTTAGGTTCAGGCGAGCAGGACCTGAGGTTTTTGAAAAGTCTGCTGTTTCCTGAACGCGGGCGATGGAGCTCGCCCAGGAGGGTATAGTAAGAGCCAAGCCTGTAACTTCGGCATCCGGGTCATATATCGGTTGATCTTTTACAGAAGGAGCTGGAGTCCCATCTGGTTCTATGTTCGATTTCGCCCTTCGTATCGTCTCTCGGGTTTTGTTGTATTTCACGAAAGGCTCCTGACGCTTTTGCATCCTTCGGCCAACCTTATGCACTTCTTCTGCCGGGAGCTTAGATAGTTCTACGACATTCTCATGGGAAATCTTGTACCTTCCCGACAGGATGTTCGGGACTAGGTTTGGGTCCTTCTCCGCAATGGTATCAATCGCTCGGGAGTAAATCGCATACTTTTCTACGGTGCCATGGGAAATGCTGTTTTCTCTCGCTATTCTCTCGGCAGCGCCATATCTGCTTGCTGCCGTATCTTTTCCTGGCTCATCCGCCCCCCGATCCAGACTGTACTGATTGATGCCTGTTGGATTGTTTATGCGGGCCGCGGCCTTGATGGAGTCATATTGCTTCCCGATCAAGAATTTCCTCGTTTCTTCCGTGATGTTTCTTCTTCCTAACTGATTCGCGCAAATCCAGGCGATAGCCTCTTCCTGGCAGCTAAAATCCATTTCCTCAACGGCGAAAGGGATTTGATGCTTGGTGCAGATTCTGTATCTGTTGTGACCATCTATGATAAAGCCATTCCATGTGACTATAGGATCACGGCATCCGTCAGCGAGGATGTTCTCCTCGAGCTGCAGATACTCCTGCTGCTGCAGAGGACGGATCAGGTTCTTGAATTGTCGGTTGATCTTTAAAGCCCAAACTCTCTTTTCATCCATTGGAAGTGTCCCTCTGCTTGTCGAACTTCTGTAGTGTCTTCAGGGAGAACACGAGCATCCGTTCGGACGGCACAAAGGAGCCGGTCAATCGATAGGTGAAGCCCTTGTCCAGGTTACCAGCAATTGCGCTCAGTTCTCTTACAAAGGAACGGCTGTAGATCTCGTATGAACTATCGGAATCCATCCGAGCTTTCCTGATCCTGTGCACTGAATCACCGGGAATCTCAACATCGACTGCCCTGACAGCTACTTCAAGGTTATCCGGGTTTACAAGCAATTGGACCAATTTGGGTTCACCCATCATGCGAAAGGCGGTTTTGTGAATTCGGATACCCCACTTTTTCAAATCGACCGCCATCGTAACTGTGAGCTTCTCGTCATTACACAACTGAATGCACCTCCATCGGTATCTGGGCAGGCATCAACTCCACCTGCGGTAATCCCGCTGCCTCTGCTGCATCTCCGGCAGATTGCTTTTGGGGCTTATCCTTTATTGAGAAGACAGCATACCCGTCAAAAATGTTGATCTGCATGCTTTTCTTATGCTCCTGATACGAGAGACCGAATTGCCCCTGCCAGTCGGATCGATATACAGCCGTCTTAGAAACAGTGGGTTTCTGGCCCTCCTCGTAAATCCTCTCATATACTTCGGGAGAGTTCAGATCAAAAGCCACCAGATACTTGTCGTTGGCATGAATGATCTTGCCGAGGATCTTATAACGGTTGTCCGGATTCCACTCCATGAGGGAAAAGATCATCATGCTGAAGAGCTTTCCCGTGACCTGTCTGGGCTTCCGCTTTTTTGTGGCCCACTCAAAGGAATCCCGCGCCGTCTCGTAACACGGTTCAAGCGCAATCGTCTTTGTGTCCTTATTTACGAGGACCTGGACAAAGGCGACGTTTGGGAATCTGTTCAGGCACGCCACATTCACATAGACTTTGTTGTTGTTGAATGTTATCGCCGGCTCATTCAAGTGCGCGAAGAACTCTCTCCGTACAACCTGAAAACCGTCAAAGTCGAAGTCAGGTCCTGCTTCAATAACTTCATCATCCGGACTCAAAACCGGCGCATCAAATGCCGTCGGTGACTGAACCTGAAACTGAAATCCGGATTGCATCTGAGAGCCGTTAGGCATTCTCCATTCGTCCATTGTTTACCTCCCCAGGCATTACGCCGCCCAATTGATCGCTGATATATCTTCGAAGTTTCTCATAGCTGGTAACGTTCAGCTTTACGCCCGGCTCATAGAGACGCCCATCAATACGAAGTTTCCAATCCTGCTCTGTCATCTTCTCCAGCGCAGAATAGGACTGGTCCATCTCGTAATACGACTTCCCAAAGTTCAATACCCAGTCCTGCGGAATGGCTTTCACATGCTTACCGACAGAAAACAGAGGCTGCGACGCCGATCCGTTGCCAGGATCTTCGCCCTCAGAGACCATGTATGCCTTAAAGAAAGCCTCTGAGTTGCTCGTGTCAAAGATGTAAGCTTGTTCGCCTTCGTATTCAGCGAGATAACCTATGATGCGATACTTGCGCTCCTGGTTCCAACCGAATAGCGAGAAGATCGTCCCCAGGAAGGCTGCACCGGAGATCGTGTACGGAGCCAGCTTTCCTTCCTTCATTTTGGAGATGTAGACTCCGCTGCGGTTCAACGGTGTGGTTGGACGAACAGCGAATTTCCCTTCGACCGGATTGACCAGCAGCTCAACGAAGTTTCGTTTCCCAAATTTGTTTGCGCACTCGGCGCCGAACTTGATGCTTGAGTTTGTAAAAGTCACTGAGGGCTGGTGCTTCGTCTCAAACAGCTCCGACCGAGCTATCTCGAATCCCCGGAAATCGAAGTCCCCGGCGTTGACCTGAACTGTTGACTCATCGGAAGCCGCCTGGGGCTGATTCTCGCAGTTTGCAAGCTCCGGGTATGCGCTGCGGCAGGCATTCAGATAATCCAACTCTTTGAAACCGGACCATCGGGGATTGATGACAACGAAACCTTTCAGGATGCCGCTGTCGATCACTCGAAGTTCCGGGAGGATTGATTTGTTTCCGTACTTTGCGTTGTCCAGCATTCTCTGAACGGCATTGAAATCATCTCGTGATACGATTGCCTCGTGATGGTCCAGATAGTGAGTTTGAGGAACATACCCATGATTAGGAACAACCTTGTGCGTCTTATAGTCCAGGGTGCGGGTCTTCCTCGTGAGCACGTCTCCGCAGTGACGCTCATTGCGGAGGATGGACAAAACACCGCTCGAAGTCCAACCGATTTTCCCGCGATAGCACCTTCGCTCAAGGGCAATCAGGGTGTCTGCTATCTGCTGTGTAGAATAGCCATACAGGTACATGTAATACATGAGCTTGACGGTGGGCGCTTCGTCGGGATTGATAATCAGCTCGCCATCCTCATCATGCATGTACCCGTAAAGCTTAGGCGTGAGTGGGATTCCGTGATCAAGCCTCATCCGCAAAGAAGCCTCCATGCTTCTGCTTCGGATATGTGACTCTTCCTGCGCCATTGTCGCTTGAAAAGTCAGCGCCATCTCGTTTTCATCGTTCAGTGACATGAGATACTCTGATTCGAAGAAGATGCCGACAGGCGGATTGAGACTCGACAGTTCTCGAACAATGGAAAGAAGGATCTCGACATTCCTCATCAACCTGGAAACGGTTTTGGTGATGATAAGGTCGATCTTCCCCGCCTTGCAGTCGGAGATCATTTCAAGCAGCCCATCTCTGTGCTTCAGAGTAGTTCCGCTGATTCCCTCATCAGCATAGATGTGAACCAGAGTCCAGTTATTGTGACGCAGGACGTATTCCTCGTAATAGTTCTTCTGAAGCTCAAAGGATGTCGTCTGTCGGATGTTATCTGTAGACACACGCACGTACACGGCCACCCGCTTAGGGACATTCTCGTCGTAGAAATCCTCCTTGATGTTCTTGCCGGGAATATGGATAACCTTGTCCGGATCGATCTGCGGGCGGTACTTTCTCTGGATCTTTCGCTTCTTTTCTTCTCGAATATACCTGCCCTCGCTGTCAATCATTGAACATCACCTCCTGCAGACAATGCAGCCATTGGCTCATCGTCGTCATCGTCTGGCAGCGGCGTCCAGTCGCCCGGAGGGAAGAACCCCTCATCCCGCAGCGAGGCTTTGTAATATGACGCCAGCGTATAGATGTCCTCAGATATGAAATACATCCCAACTGGCTTCTTCAACGATGCGAACAGCCTGGCGACGAAGGTGATCTCCTTGGGATCACTCGACACATTGGAGACTTTCTGAGTGATAATCAGATTCACTTTCTCGTCCATGCAATCCTGAAGCAATCGACACCAGTCGGGAGCGTTAGTCATCATTGGAGCAGTAGCACCGCGGTCTATGTAATAGTCCACGAGTTCCCAATTTGGGCAGAGGGCAAGCGTGTCGTTATACCGCTCTATGTGTCTGTCGAGATAGTCCTCGTAGCTCGTCTGATTGAAGTAGCGGATGTAAATCCCAACCTTGAAATGTTTTGCCGGGTTAGGCCGCTCATGGCGAATGCTATTCAGCCAAACCTTGTGATCCGCCAGCCTGCGATCCTGATCCAACTCGCCGCCGAAGAGAGTGGAGTAATATGGCTCATCTGTCTCAGCCACAGCCTGATCCCTTTTGATTTCTAATTCTTCACTCATGATTGACTGCTCCTAAAATGGTATTTCCACTGAACAAGCTGTTGCGCTGCCAGCTCTTCTGTGGTAGAATCCCGTCCGTTGGGCTTTCCAAACCCAGCCTACATAGCGCGGTCGGGAGAGATGATTGCTTTGATACAAGAAGAATGGGAGAAGCTAAGTAAAAGCGAAAAGCGGCGGCAGCTGTTTCTCACTCAAAAGCAAACCTTGTGTTCATTCCTTGAGCACGGCGCTATAAGCCAGGCTCAGTTTGATAAAAGCTTTGGAGATCTGATGGACAAGATGGGCTACGATGAAAACGGGAACCCCTGCCCAGTGAAATAGCTTGATTAATTGGGATGTACAGTATTTGACGGCGCTGAAGAAAGTATAAGAAAAAGCAAAATAAAATGGAAATACCCACCAGGCCGAATGTCTCAGCCTGGTGGGTACAATTTTTGCAGTTTTCAGTTTTCTGAGGACTGCGCCGCTTTTTTCAAGGCGACTTTTAAGTCCTTCGCCATCTTGAAGATGGCTGAAATCTCTTCCGGAGAGCAGTCACTTATGAGGGCATCAAACTCTTCATTGTTGATTTTCCTTGTTTCCGGATTGGACGCCCGGAGGAGCCAGTCCGCGGATACCTGAAGCTCGTCTGTGAGCTTGTACAGCACATCGACGCCAAAGTTGATCTTCCCGGTTTCAATAGCACTGAGATGGGACTCAGAGACATCTATCCTGTCTGCCAGTTGACTTTGCGTGAGGCCCTTCTCTTTCCTCGCTTGTCGAACACGATTACCGACGTCTTTCAAGTTGGAATTCAAGCGCCTCACCTCCTCGTGCAACCTAAATCGTAGAAGTTTTTATCATGATATCCAAAATAGCAGAAGTTTTGAATAGTCGATTTAGTGTGACACACTAAATACGATATATAATCCCCTCGAATATTTTTGAGAGGGGGTGGTATATTTGGTGAACTATTCGCAATTGGGCGAGCGCATTCGAGAATTCCGAATCCTCAAGCACATGTCCCAGGCCGCACTTGCCGAGGCGGTTGATGTCTCTACAAACCACATCAGCCGAATCGAGCTGGCCGAGCGAAATCCGAGTCTGGACATTCTGATACGGATTTCCGAGGTGCTGAATGTCCCCGTGGATACGCTGCTGGAAGATGACAAGTTCGATGAAGACAGCGTTTACCTTCAGAAGATGAAGACTCTCCTGCACAGCTGCAGCCCGGACGAATGTCGGCGGATCTACGAACTGGTTCTGGCCTACCGGTTCGTCTCCGATGACAAAAACAGCCAACCGTAATTGTACAGGGCATGCAGACATTTTCCCACGCACTGCCTGGCTGAATGCATAGGCTTGGCAGGTATGAAATCCCTGCATTCCTGGGCTCGCCACCCATGAATGCAGGGATTTTCAGTGAAGCCAAATTCCGATTGTCAAATACGTCTTGACTTTTGGTAGCATTTTTGCTATCATCATCATAGAAATAGATAGGAGCGTGCTCTGTGTACAACATTGAGTTTTACAGCACGGCAGACGGCAAGTCCGAGCTGTGGGAGTTTCTGGACGAACTGCAGCAAAAGGCGCTGACCAACAAGGATGCGAGAATCCAGCACAAGCAAATCGTCCAATACATCCAGCTGTTAGAGGATCACGGAACTCGTCTTGGAGATAATATTACCAAGCACCTAGACGAGGACATTTGGGAACTACGACC